TCTGCAATTAAATCTTCTTTCATTCAATATTCTCCGTTTCAGGTTCAACTTTATTAGTTATCTCGGAAACGGAATTTTCGCCGTGTTTTGAAATGTCTGACATAATAGCGTCTAAGCCACCATTCTCATTTCTTTCCCAGGCCTTACGAAACTGCTTAATGACTTCACCGTCTTTGGTAGTGTATACAAGGCTGTTGCCTTCTTTCTTGAGCATGCCTTTGGCTTCGGCTAGGTCTACTAAACCGCTGTAAGGATTCATACCTGTTTCATATGGAATCTTTACTTGTACACTTTCAAACGGCTTTGCATAACGAGTTTTCATAATCTTACAAGCGGCACGGATACCACGCACTTCTGTAATCTTATTACCGTCATCATCTTCTTTAAGTTTAAGTTTTTTCATAGCAACAACGATACTTGATGCATAGATAAAACCTTGACCGCCAGAAATCTTGTCATCTGGATCAAACATGTCTTGGCTAGCGTATGTGTGATTGGTTGCAACTAGGCCAATGTTTAGTGAACCAAACATGTTAACGCAGTTACGAACAAGTGCTGTCAGTGCTTTAGGTTTACGACCCATATCACCTTTTAGGTCACCTGCTTCAAACTGATTAACGTCTGTGGGTGTTAGCAACATGCCTAATGAATCTAACACAAATAGGACCTTAGGACGAGTGTCTTCAGGCATTGTTTTATATTCTGCAACGAACTCTGTGATAGTCTTTGCTACATCGTCAATCATAGCCATATTAAGTTTTAACAACTTATCTTCAGCTGTGTCAACACCTAGAGCCTTGAGCCAATCCTCGTCAAGAGCGTTTTCTGTATCAATTAAGATCGGGTAGATACCCTGTGCCTGTGCTGCCTTAATAAGATTACCTGAGCAGATATATGATTTACCTGCACCGCTTTCTCCTGCAAACACGGTTACTTTGCCTAGCGGAACACCTTTGTGAAAATCCCCGCTGATTAGATAATTTAATGCATAATTACCTGTGCTGACCCAATCAGTTGGATCATTAAAGCCAATACTAAGTCCTTCGATGCTCTTAGTTATTGACTTTCTAAATTTAGAAATATCAAATGCTTTTGCCATATTATTGTCCTGTAGTGAAGAGAGAGTGCGAGTTTCCCCGCACCCTTTGTTTAGCTATTATTGCTTCTGACGATTGCGAATCATGGCAAGAATATCTTGCGCACGATTTGCGCCATCTGCTGCTGGTGCTGCTGCCTCAGCTTTAGGAGCAGATGCTACAGGAGCAGCTGGTTCTTCCCACGGAGCATCTTCTTCGGCTGCTGCCGTTGCTGGAGTTGCTGCACGACTAGCTGCCGCTGCCTTGTTAGGGTCGCCTGTGGCCTGTCCCATACCAGCTGGTTTGAAATATTGACCCCAACGTTCCATATCATAGGCTTCGCCGTCAACTGACGCTTCAAACATTTCTTTCATGACCTTAAGCTCAACGTCAGTTGGCTTCTTAGGTAGAAAGTCTGAAAGATTAAACAAACCAAATTGTTCAATAGCTGCCTTATCCGCATCAGAAATAGCACGTTCACGACGGCTCCACTTTGAAGTAGAATAGTCTGCAAATCCGCCTTTTGAAGTTTTAGCGATACGGAAGTCAACGCCACGCAGGAAGTCAGTTGGCAATTCTTCCAATTCTGGATCCATCAATGCTGAACGAATGATTTGATAGATTTGAGGACCAATGATAAATCTACGGATAGGATTTTCTGGAGTCTTTTCTTCACGGATAGGATCTTCAACAACGAAGCCTTGGAAAATGTATGAACGCTTTTTCCAATACTTACGACCCATTTCTTCCAAAGACTTATCTTTGAACCAACCACGTACTTCTGACAGGATAGGGCAAACTGAACCGTCGTTGTACATTTCAACACAAGGTACTTGTACTTGTACTTGACGACTATCGGTTTCACCTTTAACACCTGCAAACGGCAATTTGATCATTGCACGTTCTACCCAGAAAAATGTATTGGCGGAATTGCCATCGGGTAGCAAACGGACAACCGCTTCCTTGCCTTCTTGCATGTTCCAATGTGGGTAAATTGCGTTGTCTCCACCGCCAGTGGATTGTCCTGTGGACTTTGATTGTGCTTCTTGAAGTTTTGCACGAATTTCTGCTAATGTAGCCATTTTAATATGCCTCCTATGTTATGCCTTAAAATGTTTTATATGCCTAATGCACATGTTTTATTATGCGCTTTTTATTTATTAAATGCAATGATTATTTTGTCAAAACTGAACTTTTTTCACCAAAAGAAATCCACGGATCAACCGTGGATTTCTTTATACTTTAATAAAGCTAACTGCCTAATCAAAAAAAGTTTCCAGCGAATGTGTTCTGGTAAAACTTCTTCTCCGTCGTCGTCTGTAATTCTTGGTCTATTATATCCCCTATGAAGAGCGTCTTCAAAATCAATTTCAACATCGGAATCTTCTAAATTAAGAAGTACAGATCGAGTTAGATTACTTCTTAGCAGGTTCTGCTTTTTTAGCGTCGCTTTTGGTAGCGTCAGCTGCCTTCTTTTCGGCAGGCTTGCTGGCAGCAGGTGCTGGAGCAGCTACTTTAGCTTCTACTTTCTTTTCGTCTTTCTTAGCAGGTGCTGCTGGGGCTTGTGCAAAAGCGGATACTGCAAATAATGATGCTACTAGAGTTGCGATTAATTTCATTTGAAATTTCCTTTTTGGTTAGCATAGACATTTATTGCCTATGTAATATATTAACGCCTTGGACCTAGTTCTTGTTGACAAAAGAAAGGGCACCGAAGTGCCCAATCTAACTGCTACGAACAATCTTATAAACCTGCCAATTCTCTCATTCTTGATAATTCTTGTAATTCTGGATTTTGTTCTGTTGTTTGTTGCGGAGCCATTCTTTCTACAAATTTACGGGCAACTTGTTCTGCCTGTTCACCAAATTTTTTGCCTACCATAATAACAACACCCTCGGGGCCTTTTGGAAATGTGCCTGTATCACGATCATAAAACGATGTAATAAATTCTGCTAATTCTTGCACGTTCATGGCTTTTTTCATACCTTGTTGTGCTAGATGTTTGGCCTTAGAATATTCCTGACCGTGCTTACCGGGGGTTACCGGCTTGCTTGGCTTTTCATCAGGATCAAAAGGAGGCTCTTCATCTTTTTCATTTCTCTCGTCTGGGTTATCAGCAGCCATTTGAGGTTCTTCTGAAGAAGTCTCTTCCTCGGGTTCAGTCATGTCACCAAAATCTAATTGGTCAACAACTTCTGGAACATTTTGTTCTAACCAATCTTTAACTAATGGTCGAACACAGCTATCCGAATCTTCTTTGGCTTGATTTTTAATTGCCTGTAATAATTTAGGATCTTCAATGATACCTTTTAGACTTTCAATTGCGTTAGATCCATCTACTCCTGCTGGAAAATGTTGACCTACTAATTCTTGTAATTGTTTAACTGCTTGTGCTTGTTCTTCTTGATCTTGACTTGCGATTGCAGATGATTCACCCAAGCCCATTACCCAAGACTCAAATTTATCAAACTCGTCTATGCCTTCGACAACTTCATCAGTATCAACAGATTCTGTATTTGAAGAAGTCATTGCGACTATGTCGTCATAGCCTATGGTATTTTCTTCTTGCATCAAACGATATAAAACAGGAAATACTGATTTAATATCTTCTTTAAAATTCTTTACGGTAAATTGATCAGTAAATTGCTCCACTACATCTTCTGGAATATCTACTGGCTGTTGTGTTTGAAAATTTTCTTTAAATGCCTCGTAGTGGCCTTGCTTTGAAAGAGCCTTAACTTGTTCTCTTAAAGAATTTAAATATTGTGTACTGCGCTCTACAATGCCATTGTTCATAGAATTCATTAAATCGTTACGAACAACATAGTTTGAAAAACTCTTAAGTTGAGCAATCTCTTCACTCATACCAATAATGCTTTTGCCCATTTCATCATAGGGTAAGCCACCATTAGCAACGTGTCTCTGCATGGCACGAGCACCTGCTAGATGAATGAAAGGATATTTAAATCTTTCGCCATCTTGATTTTCAACAAACAATGCACTAATATTCCTAGTTCTAGCCCCTGGTTGTTGATCGTCTGTTAATGTTTTACTATGCTTAATAATTAGCCTAGTGTCCATTAACTTTTGATAACTTATGGTCTTGCTACCGTATAACGTACTTTCACTCATAATGTTTTCTCCGACTGGCTTTACTATGTTATTTTGTTGAGATTGCTGAGGCTTGTTATGTTGACTCAGAAATGCATAATCTCTTTTATCTAAATTATCTTTGGTAATGTCTCTAGTATCAAAAGCCATTAGTCTACGTTTCGCAAAGCTTCTTAGTTCTTTTAAGAAACCGTACCAATTGTTTTTTTGATTACTATCCATAGACTCTGTAATGCCAGAGCTAAAGTATACTTTCATTGAATTAGGTTCTGCTAAACTAATACTAACGTGCCCTATAGGAGTTTCGCCCTCCATATAATCAAAATCAAAAAATCTAGCACTCTCAGGATTAATTGTTATTTGTCCTAATTCATCACCTAATTTTAGGCCGCGGAATCTGCTTCTAACTTTGTAGAATAGATCGGTGGCGATGTTGTTCGTTGCATCCATAGTTATATTTATCAAAAACCGCTACTTACGAATATAGGCATAGGCAGTTGGTCTTCTGTGAGTTTATCAGTCATTTTTTCGTAGATTCTTGGATCCCAATCGCTTAATATTCCTGCCATTCGTATTACCAATAGTACTGCACTAACTAGATCATCATGCTCGCCTGTTTTAGCACCAAATCCTACACCGTGAGCTACGAATGTTTTTAATTCAGTGATTAACGGTTTGGAAAAAATCTGCATTTTTCCTGTTTCTAGCATATGCTTGAGCTGACTGCAAGTTGATATTTTACTCTTGTGCGTAGTATTAAATCCTTTGCGGAATCTACGAACATGTCCTTTACGTATAGGTTCGCTTAAGAATAGCCCTGGAATATTTTCCTCGCCCATGTTGGTAATACATATTAGAGCACTTTCGCCCACCGTGTTGTTTTCCACACTATAGTAGATCTGTGGCACGCCACCTTTTTCTATTCCTCTATCGTGAATATATTTGCAGATCTCTCTTAGGTGTTTTACTTGATTTTGTACAGGAGTTAAATTGTGACGCCACTCTGCTACCTGTACCATACTAGGCATTTCAAATACCTGTATGGCACCATAGTCTCCGCCTGTGCCCAAGCTAGGATCTAGTGATACCAAGTATGTTGCTCGCGGATCTATGTCTTTGTAAAAACGGGTTTGACCCATGGTCATTATAGGGTCTACACCTTTCATTTCTGCTAGTCTAACGGCATTGACTAGTGTTTCGTCAAAGATCAAGAATTCGCAGTCAAATTCACGACGGAAACGTTCTTCGCCAATTTTAGCACGTTCGACCTTGGCCCAATCCTCATCTCTATCAGGGTGTTCTGCCCAATGTGCAAAGTAGCTGTAGAATCCGTTAGTACCTAGTTTTTGTTCGTTACCAAACTCGTCAAACTTCTTGTTAGCTTCGGTCCAAATAAGAGCAAACTGGTCTTCGTCTGAGTTTGGAGTTGATGTAATAATACACTTACCACCTGTTGACAATGTTGGAGATAGAGCAGTCCAGAACTCTTTGGCTTTTTCTGGCGGCTGAACGAATGCAAACTCGTCGCAATAGATCAATGAAAGAGATTTACCACGACCAGTATTTTCTGTAGTTGTAGTTGCCTGAATGCGTGATCCGTTGTCGTATTCAATCGAATTTCTATTGTAAGTATATACACCGGCACGAATAAAGTCTGGCAAGTTTTCGTAACCAAAACGGTAACGATTCATAATGTCTTGAGCACCTTCGTATTTGTGTGCTGCAATTAATACCTGTGCTTCTGGTACAAACATTGTGTACCATAATAGATAACCAGTAGCACACGTAGTCTTGCCCATCTGTCTAGGCAACATGGCAATACATTGCTTGTTTTCGTGATATGCGTTGATCAATCTTTCTTGATATTCGTAGGGTTCAAAGGGTATTGCCCCGCGTACCGGATGTTGAATTTTTAAAAAGTTTGTGCAGAAGTACAATGGTCCTGTTACTGGATCCATACAGGCTTCCAAATGCTTAACTTCCTCTAGAGTATATTTCTGAGGAGCGTGTGCTTTCTTAATTAGATTACCGTCAAGGCTTTTTCCCATACTTTATTTACTGAAAAAAATAGGCTCCGAAGAGCCTATTTGGATTTAATAATAAATTAAGCTAGTGTTAAACTTGTTGCTGCGGTTACATCAGTACCAGTAACATCAACATCGTTAGGACCAACAGCAGTTCCTAAATTACGAATACGTGTTTGAATGTCTGCCGCACTAGCATTTTTATCCATGATAACATAGATTAAACCAGTAGCAGCATCAACTACAAAAAATGCCAAAGGATTTAATTCTTTAACAATGTATTCAACGGTTTCTTCAATTGCATCGTCTTCTGCACGTAGATCTCTATTAGAATTTGCTGCGTTTTGAACCTGGATTACAAACAATGTGCAATTATCTGCATAAAGTGTTGCTACGGTATTGCGTAGACCGTTTACTCTAGTAACTTCACCCATTATTTCGCTCCTTTAGCTTCGTTTAATCTTTTTTGTAATTCAGCACGAATTGATTCACGGAATTTATCTTTCTGCATAGGATTATCTCCTCCTGCAACCTTTGGATAAGTTTCTTTCGACTTGTGTATGTCGTTTCCTTCTTGATCAAACGGGCTACCAAAACTTGTTTGCTCGGCGGATGAATCAGCAGGGCTGTTAGCCCACTCGTCTTTTTTCTTTTCTTCATCGTCGTCTTTGTCGTCTGAATCTAAATCTTTTTCGTCTTTATCGCCGTCGCTATCCATATCTCCCATGGACTTTTGAATAACATCAATTTTGTTATCTGCATCATTATCGCTTGGACCGCCGAAATTATCTGCATCTGGCTCTGGATGATCGCCTTCTGGCTCGCTGTCCAAGTCGGGTAGCATCTTTAAAGGCCCAGAATCTAAATTACCTAGATCACCAATACCAGGCATTGGAGGCTTAATGCTCATAATGCTTGGCTCGGGTGCTAATGCTGGCATTGGAGGAACTGGAGTTGGTTGATTAATCATATCTGGGTTTACCTTTGTCATTAACTTTAGTAAACTTTCAATGTTGTCCATGCCTTGTGCATTTAGATTCACACTCATGCTAGGATGTGCAGGAGGCGGTTGATCATTCATTGATGGAGGCATTGAACTAGGCATGTTCATAGGATCTCCACATTGTTCTGCTGCTATTTGAGGTGCTGTTTGAACTGGTGCATCTAGTTCTCTCATCCTTGCCATTAATTGATTGAAATTCATTTATTAACTCCCTAAGGCGCTTTTTGCACCTGCTTTGTCTTGTTTGGCCTTAGGCATCTTATATTCTGTTTGAACTCCGTCTTTCTGACGTTGTTTGGCCGTTTTGCTTAAATCTTTTAAAAAACTTTTATTAAAATCATCGCCGAAATAATCTTTATGTTTAACATTGACTACTTCTGCAACTTCAACTTCGGAAATTTCGTCACCTCCACGTACACGGAAGCAATCTTCAGCAATACCTGCAGACTTAACATCTACAGAAATTTCAGGAGCTGTAATAGGATATTCGCAATCTACTTCAAACATGTGAACTTCGCAATTTTGTTTTGTCGGAAAATCCAACGGAGATGCTTGAATAGGTGTAGTACCTGTCTTTTCTAATTTAATAACTTTGCATCTCTCTAATGAGGATTTTAAGTTATCTTGAAAAGATTCTGGTAAATCGCCTGCAATCTTAATTTTAAAATTGTACGTTTTTTTATTTTCGGTAAGATATTCTTTAAAAGTTTTCATACGTATATTTAGTCCTTTTTACCTAATTTTTTAAGTAACTCGTTACGATCAGTAATTACGTACCCTTGCCCGTTAATTACATCATTTGGATCTTCATTATTATCTTTATCTATCTTATATTTTTTCATTTGAAGATCTATAGCTTTTAATCTCTTTTCAATTTTATTAGTTTTTGCAGTGATAGCATTTCCCATCATGCTAGCAGCAACTTCAAAAATGCGACCCGAGTAACGAACTTCTACATTCATGCCTAAATCCATTAAATCATCATAAGCAGCTTCTGCTTTTGCTGCCAACGCATCAAGCTCGCTGTCTCCCAGATCATCCAATTCTTTAATTTGAGGAAGGGTCTTAGTAATTTCTGCCACAGCTCTGTAGCTATCTTCTAAACTTTTAACTTCGGTATGATCTTTAACAGGTTCTAACTTTTTAATTGCCGTAGTTGGTTTTTCTACTTCTTCTAAGTTAAATAGTTCTTCTAATTTTTTAGTCATAGTGTACTTATCTGCGTTTTGAACCTTGATGGAAAATATCACCTTCGTTTACAATGCGAAATCTAACACCTTGCTGTTTACACCAAGCGTTAGCAGCTTCCCATTTTGCCATGTTTTTTACATACTGAGATTGATTGTATGCGCTTTTGCCCACTGCTTCTAATTTTGTTTGACTCAATGGTTTTACTTCTACAACTTCCGCATGTTTTTTTCCAGATTTATCTTTATAAACTATAAAAAAATCAGGAACGTAAATGGTGTACTTTCCAGTTAGCGGATCTCGATAAGGAATTTGAATACTTTCGCTGGCCCAATTTTCTACCCCAGGATGTTCGTCTAACATTCTCATGAATACAAATTCCCACGAACTACGAGCCAGTGGCGTTTTCTTTCCTACATATTTTGTAGGGTTTTTCATATCAAAACGACCCTGCGCAAACTTAGACATTATGCAAAAATATTTCTAGTTTGATTTTGTTTCTCAACACTGACTACCCTAAATCCTAATGTGCTACCTGCACCTCGGCTGTTATTTAAAATTTCTCCAACTAATGCACTAATTTGAACACCGTTGAATTCTTTTAATGTATCTAATATTTTAAAAACAGGAACAGCTTCTAATTTTGCTTGTTTTAATAAAACAGCAGCAGTTAGAGAAGCAGCATCGTCGTCAAACCCCCTTGAAGTAAAAAATCCTATAGCTGCATTTACTTCATTAGCTTGGAATTCTAAAGGATTCTTTCCATAGGTATCAAAAAATAATTTTGTACCTGCGGCACTATCTTCTTTAGGCGAGACTGGTATATTAGTAGCCATATTATAAAAATTCTCCTAGGTCAGCAGGCGGTGGAACTACACTTCTTTGAGTTGCTGCTGTGGTGGATCCTCCATTGCTGCTTTTTGGAAATGCAGCACCTACTAATCCCCCTACGGTATTTACTATTCCACCAATAGTCGCTGGGCTTGAGATGAGGCCAACTATTTCGCCTTTTAAACTCGAACTTGATAACTTTCCAATATTTCTTGCAGTATTGACAGCACTGATTGCAGTACTTAAAAAGTTTCCGGGACTACTAAATGCTGATCCGCCGGCAACATCACCAAACACCTGTTCGATTCCATCTAGTACACCGCCTTCTCCAAAGAGATTGCCCACACCGCCGCCTGCAACGGTCAACGGGCTCGGAACACTATCGTAATACAATGTTGCAAATCCTTTTGGATTATCGGGTGATACATTTCCTGTAGAATAAGTAACTGATTCGTATTCGAGACTCATTGTCATTTCATTAAACTCTGAGGCAGTATAGTCTCCACTACCATGTGCCCAAGAAGTTATCTTAGGATTTATTAATGTATATCCTTGAAATCTTTTTCTACTCATGGTATAGATACTAACAGATTTAATAAAGTCTACGGTCTTTCCCTGTTTGTCAAGGCCGTATCTGTATGCATCTAAATTTGTTCCTGCTGCTCGAAGATTAGTTTTGCTGAATGCCGCCTCTGGGTTTAATCTATCTTGGACATACGCTCCCATGTACAGGGCCATTAATGCATTCATAATACCGTGACTATCATCTCTAAATGTCATCGATATAGGCTCGTATGCAAAGTTCTTGTAAATTATCTTTTTTCTATTATATTGATTTTTAGTAACAGATTCAAATTTAAATTTAGGCAAGTCGGTAGTTTTAATTAGATACCCTACTTCGTCTGCATGTTTATTGTTAAAGGCTCCAGATGTTATAACTGACTTATCTAATTCAAATCTTACATAAAATAGAAATTTAGTCCTTGGGGCTAATCTATAGTAATTTGGAATGAATAGCTTAGAAGCATGGCGCCAGTCGGCTAATCCACCTTTTGGTGTTAGTAGACCGTCAGCGACTCCCCCAAGAAATCTAGTGAATATATTTGACATATTAATATTTATGCCACAAAAAAACCCGGATTAGATCCGGGTTTCTTAGGTTACGATTTTATTAACCGCTACGGCCTGTTACTGCCTCGCCAATTGATCTACCAACTAACGAACCAACACCACGCTCAGGACCTGTGCCATTAGCACCGGAGAACTGGACAGCATTGTCATATTTAATTGTTAGTGCAATTTGCATAGCTTCATTGGTAGCATAGTTAGCATCGCCATAATCTGCTCCGCTTACAAAGCAACCGTACAATTCCCATTTTTCTAATACGTTTGGCTCGTATGCTCCGTTGCCACCATCTAACGTTTCGATGTTCATTTGGAACTTATAATCAATACCAGAACGTGCAGAACTTTGTTCCATGAAATCGTATTGTTTCTGGATTTGTTGTCCTACAAGTTTCTGAATTTGACCGTTTGCATCGTCACGTAAGTTGATAGTAACATCTTCCCAACTTGGCTTACCTGCTAATTTGATTTTAGAGTTATAAATGTCCAATGTCATTTCTTCAAAAGAAACGTTAGGACGCTTAACGTCTACTACCTGTTTAGTCAACTCGGTACTGGCCTCAACTCCAAAACCTAAAAGTATCACCCTAAAGCGATACTTGAGTTTAGGCATTAGTAGAGCTGTTCCGCTATTACCACCAGCTGGCGGAATCGAAATCCTATTTAATGAAGTTAGTGCCATTTTTAAATCTCTCCTGTGTTCTTGATACGTAATGGAATGTAGATGAATTCAACTGCTTTAGTTGGTTCAATAGCAACATCTACATACAATTCATTACGATCAATTCTGCTTGGTGTATTGTTACTTTCATCGCAGACAACCGCAAAGTCGTATAGAGCTCTCAAACCTACCAACTCTAACAATAGGCTTTCTACAGCACCTTTGATTTCGTCTCTTGTAATTTTATCGTTTGGTTCAAATATGTAAGGACGAGCTAGTTTGTTCAACTGGCTACGTAGATACACAACTAAACGTGCTACGTTGATACGATCTAGTGCTGATGCATTTCTTGCACGAGTCTTTTGACCGTAAGCTACTAATCCTACTCCAACAAAGAACGGAATTGGATTAACTTTTAGATCATACAATGTATCTCGTTGACCTTCGTTTAGTGCAACACTTTGGAATTCACCAGTTAAGCTGTCGATGTAACCAACCGCTGTTGCATTAGTAATGCCACCGCGTCTTGTACCTGCTGGTGCAAACCATGGATAGCTAACTTGATCGCTTAATGCTATTGTACGCAACATCATGTGTGATGCTGGAACAACTGCATTAGCACCACCCAAGTCTGTGGTAAATCCGTTTGGATACCAAACTGCGGCATACTCGTCGTAGCTAACAATACCTACATCGTTGTTGTCTAGTGCGCTATTTGCGTTTGTACCCCAAGCTGTTAGGCTTGTAGCATCGCTTGGTAAGCGGAATGGAGTATCTCCAACAACAAACGCTGTTAGTCCACGATCAATGTTCAAGTTGATCAAATTGCTTAGTGCTTCTGGGTACCCAGGAGCAGCAATTAGATTAAAGTTACGACGTTCTTCATCGCGTGCCTCTGAGCTTGTGTCAAGAGCACTCTTGATTCTTTGTACAACTAATGAACGTTGTGCTTTGCGACCAAAGCTGCCAGAACCGTCTTCGTTGTTTGGACTTGCTGTTACCCAACGATCGGTAGCATATGTTGTCATGCTGTCGCCTAATACTGGTGCATCACCTACAGAATTATATGCCAATTCAAATCTTACATTCTTTTCGGCTGTATTAATATAGCTGTTAGCATAACGTTTAACGTTGCCACCGCTTCTGCGTAGATTCCATAGCAACATACCTTTTGGATATAATACTGGATCTGGACAATCTGGATCTACATAGTTGCTGACTAATAAATCTTTGATAGTTGCTGCTTCGTCGCCTGTAGCACCGCTATCACCGTAACGTGCATCAGCAAATAACACACCTTCTTCTGTGGTTTGATCTGCTTTGTCAACTAATACCCATCTTTCAGAAACGGTTGTACCAGCAGTTGTATTGAATCTATAAATTGTTGGGAAATTTTCTAAATCAGCTGTGCTAATCCATAAATCTCCGTCAACTAGATTGCTAGTTCCGTTGCTTTGCTTTTCAGGCATAGTAGCTGCAACAATAGGACCATTTGCATCGGTTCCCGAATATCCTGAAGTAGCATCTTGATAACCAACCCAAATAGTTCCGTTGTGAATCATAATATCAACTTCACCAAAGTTTGGATTATACCATAACTGACCATCAGTTGGCTCGTTTAATGGTTGATCGGCGCTGGCTGCAAAAGTATCGATAGCCAATGGTGCCCATCCTGTAGCTAGATAATCTACAGCAGATCCGCTAGGTGCTGCATAAAAATTAGCAGTACCAAAACCAGTTCCTAGATTAAATGGCGTAAATGCATCAGCAATTGGTGTTCCAGTGCCGTCAACAAATCGAATATCGCCGCCTAACGTATGTGTAAGGACTACTTCGTTTCGATCCGTAATAGAAGCAGTTAGGTTGTTTGGAATTGCGACTGGCGGAGTTGTATTTGTAAACCCAAAGTTTGCATTAGCGATCGCTGCTGCAAATGCTTCGGCATCATCTGTACCACTTGAGGTAGTTGTAAATGAAATTTCTGCAGAATACAATGTAGCAGAACCTTTTACAGATTGATATACCGTAAATGTGTTAGTAACTGAACCAAATGTATTATCTGCAATTACACCAGATGTAATCGATGTTGCACCACCTGCTGCTCGTTTCCATAGTCTAAATGATGCAGTACCTGGAGTTGTATCAAATCCTGATTCTTCATCTGCATTTGTCTGCACAAAAATGCTGTTTGCAGGAATGTTTACACCACCACCACTTCTGTCTAAGAAGTATGAAGCAGCATGTGTAGATGCATACAATGGAGCTGAATATTCAATCCATGTTTTTGTTGCAGAATTCCATCTGTTAACAATAAATCTTGCGCCAAAGTTAGGTTCGGTAGTTTTAATCCATACAGAACCAGTTGGTCTTGGAGCAGAGTCTGTTGTCTTATATGCTGGGACACTGGTATGTGGTGTTTGCTGTAATGCTGGACCGTAGTATGCACCAGCAGTTAACCCTAATTGGGTAAATGCAGTTGCCGAATTTGTTCCACCACCAGCAATTGTAATACTATTTGCTAAAGAACTATCACCGCCGCCTAGTGTTTCGCCATCGGAATATAAGTATAATCTATTATTAACTTTAGCCGCTGTAACACCTTCAATACCTAATCCGTTAATATGAGCAACATGCAAATCTAAAGAAGTTTGTGTAGTTACTAATGTGCCATTGATATAATATGTGTTTGCTGCTGCCAATGTGCTAACAGACGATGTTCCGGTAATAGTTGGGTGGCTTGCTGTCCACTTTTGTGAACCAACTAATACCCACTCACCTGCGGTAACTGCTGTGCCACCACCTGCAATCGCACCGTTACCAGCACTCTTGTAATAAACTTTAATTTGTTCGTTGCCTGCAACGAACGAACCCGTACCAGTTGTTGTTAACGCTACAATTGCGTAGTCGCCAACTGATCCTACAGAACCTTTTGGTTCAAATGAACTTTGATCTACTTTAGAAACATCGTCGTCTGTTAAAACAATAGGAGCTTTATAAGTAAATTTCTGGCCGCCAACGGTAGTTGCTGCTGCACCATTCCATTCTTGAATACCGTATGTAGTTCCTCTAGTATCAAACCACCACTGACCATCTGTTGGTTCTGCTCCCGGAGCGGTTGTCTGAGGTTCTAATTGATCTAAGTCGACATCAGCTCTCATAATAAAAGCAGAGTTACTTACTCCTAGGAAACTATAAGCAGCTAACAATCCATATTCGTTTCTTTCTGAACCGTGAATAGGAGTTGAACTTGCTGTCTTTTCAAAGAACGGAACACCAAACGTGTCAACTAATTCACGCTGGCTTGTAATTCTAAACACTTTCGAAGCATTAGCTTGAGTGGTTCCGGCAGCAGTTCCTGTTCCTGCTGCATTTGATTTATTCTGTGCTGTAGCTACTACGATAAGGGGAGTAGTACCAGGCTCTGCTGGTGTGTAAAAACTCTCATCAATTACCGTAACTTCTACGCCTGGGGATACTAGTGCCATTACTTATTCTCCTGGTAATAGTTGCTCATATTATTTAGCGGTATCTGCTAAAAACGGGCGGATATACCAAAAGAAAAAGGGGACAAAAAGGTGTAAATATTTGTATGAGGCCACTTTGCAGATGCGGACAGCGACCAAAAGCTGTTAATTATAAAAAAAATAACAAGACTTACTATAGAAGTCTCTGCGAAATCTGCATGGCTAACGGTGTTAATCACGGAATACCCCGCTGGTTTAGGGCAGGGTATAGAATAAAATCACAATGCGAGAAATGCGGATTTAAATCAACACACAAAGAAGTTTTTAGAGTGTTCCATGTCGACAGCAATTTAGATAATTGTCGACATAGTAATTTAAAAACTATATGTTGTAATTGCAGTCAGATTTTATCCAAAGAAGGGTACACATGGAGGCAAGGCGACCTCATTGCTGATTACTAATTGCTTGGCTTGATTGTATAAATCATCTATAGTACCGTTATTATCGATAATAGAATCAAATTCTGTTCCTACCCAAGCAGTTTCAGAAGCATGTATTTTTTGCATCTTTAATTCTTGAAAAGCCCAATTATGGCCCTTATTTGCTTCAACGGCTGTGTTATACCAAGTTGGTAATTCGCCTCTCTGTACCCAGATAATTTTTCCGCCTGCTGACCGTATACTTGAAATTTCGTTAGGAAAACGACAATCTGAAATTACAACGTGATCTTTGCTATTGCGAAGTTTATTTTCTAAGCTGGCAATCCATATATCGTCGTGGAACGCTTTGCGGCAAACTTCAGTGCCCCAATATTGCAGGACCCATCGCGGCGTAAGTGTAGGCATTGCTAGACGTTCTGCCCACCACGGATCTACTTGTTCTCGCCACTCTCGAGCTTCTTTAGTACGCCCTTCTAATAACGTTCGGTCCCAACCAAATACGGCTGCTACAGCATCTTTAAGGGTGCTGGCAAATGACTCGCGCCTAAATTCGTGAAAGTTAACTAGGTAGTCAGCAACCGTATCTTTGCCACTACCAATAAATCCGCAAATACCTATAATCATAATATCCTCCGATAAAGATATTATAGCAGATTTAATAAAAAAGTCAAATTGTTATTGTGCTTTTTGGTTAATTAGCCTATTACAAAAGTATAACCCTGACCACCAGATACAAGGGTTTCTAATTCTTTTGTAAGTCTCTCAAGATCAGATGTTGCTTCTGATTTCATTGCAGCACCATTTAGTGAGCTGCCGCCGCCCGGACCTGCAATTTGTGCAAACTTTTCACGGGCTTGTCCTAGCATCATCTTGCAGTTGGCTAGGCTGTAATCTTTAATCCATTGTCCTGCATAGGTATCTTCAATGATAGCAAAGTCCGGTCTTTGGTTATAAACCCAAAGCAAAACTTCTTCACTGCCTCTAGGACGTTGCTGTATCATAAGTTTTCTGCTTTGTGGTTGCCATGTAAAGTTAATAAAGCTACCGAACATCTTACCTACAAGTTCTTGGTATCCTGCAAACAATTCATAGGTTAATAAACCGCCCATGTTAGTGGAACTTAGCAAATATGTGTTTGTATAGGCTAGATTGAATGGTTCAAAAACCGTGCCGCCAGATCCGTTACCTGTTCTAGAACCAATACTTCTACGAAAAATTTGTCGAACTTGCTGTATTTCTTTTGGCAAGATGTACTCGTTTTGATCTTGATTCAGCGTTAAAAACGCATAGCTTTCTTCTACTGCGTTATCGCTGCGCTGACGAAAAACACCTAACGCCCTATCCAAGGCTGTTTGATAATGTTGCGGATCTAGTTCAACATCAATCATGCCGTCGCCCAGCATAGTTTTGCAATAATCGTATACTTTTTGTCTGGATTGATCTAATTGGCTCATGCTAGTATTTATCGTAGCGGTAAATATACTACTATGCCAAGACTCTCGCTTTATCGCCCGCAAAAGGGCAATGATTATAAATTTATTGATAAAACCGTTTGGGAAATGTTTCAAGTGGGCGGAACCGATGTTTTTGTCCACAAATACTTAGGCCCAAAAATTACACCTGCGTGGGATAGTTCTAAAACCTATTCTACGGGGGATTTGATTTCAATAAACAATAAGGTATATAAAGCAAGAATTTCTAATACAGGAGTTATTCCTCCTAGTAACAATCATTGGGAATTTGTTAGAGAAGGTACGCCATCGCAGCCAATATATACACAACAGAATGTTTTAAACATAGACGATCTATTATTTTTAGAAAATAGAGATAGAGATTACGACGAAGACATCTATGTACTACGAGGAGTATATAATCTTCAGGATATTGATTTTAATTTAAGTCAGTTTGGTTTATTTTTACAGAATGACACAATATTTGTTACCTTCCATATCAACGATACGGTTGAAAAAGTAGGAAGAAAATTAGTATCTGGTGACGTAATTGAATTACCTCATTTGATAGATGAACATGCGCTAGGTGATTCAAAGACAGCATTAAAAAGATTTTTTGTAATTGAAGAAGTGACTCGTGCAGCAGAAGGATATTCAATAACTTGGTACCCTCATTTATACAGAGCAAAGTGCAAACCGATGACTGCTGCTCAAGAGTTTCAAGATATCCTTGACGATCTTGCTAATCCAGAAAGTTTCTTAGGCGGATATAATCAAGATTACGAATATCAGCCTGGGGATATTATTGGTTACCCAACTGCTGGGGATAACAAATACGAAGCTATCCAAACTAGCACAGGTGTTGCTCCATTGAATATAGACGGAAGTGTAAACATAGCCTATTGGAAACCAGCAGATACCATTGGTGATACTTCAACTACCTATGATAAAGAAATGCAAATTACTTCTAGTGTGCTTGAACAAGCTGAACTAGATTCTCCTAAAAGTGGGTATGACACTACTCGTCATTACATGCTGGCCACTGACACTGACGGCCAAGTATCTTTAATTACTGCGGACACAACAAACTTAGATGCTACGCTTGAGCAGGCTAGAGATGCCAATGGCAACCTAATGTGGGAACACGACCCTGCTACAGGTCAAGATAAACTAGACGAAAACGGAGATAGAATTCCGTTCTACTATCCAAGAACTAGTGCTGTTTATCAGAGTCCTACATACGACGGGCCAGGTACAGGCGACGGGGATGGTATTCCTCCAAACGGTATTGCATTTACTGCAAGTATTAGCTTTCCAATAAATCCAGCAGAAGGACAATTCCATTTGCGTACTGATTACATGCCAAAGAGACTATTTAGATTTAGTGGGACTCGTTGGGTTAAAGTTGAGGATCTAACTCGAATGACTATGAATAATATGGGGTACGAAGATGTAACGCCAGGCGGTTCACCGGCGGATGCATATTTAGATAAAGATGTAAGATTAACTCAAAAGACTACGTTTATCAATAACAATAAAGTCAATACTATTAACGGTAAGCAAGTTAAAGAAAAACAAAGTTTGAGTAAAGCACTACGACCTAAGGCAGACGAATAATGGATTTCTTTTATGATGGTCAGATAAGACGATATGTTACGCAATTCATGCGTGTATTCATAGGTTTCAAATATAAAACCGGGGACGGCACGTTGAAGCATGTGCCAGTAACCTATGGAGATATGACTAGACAAGTTGCTTCTCTTATTAAAGAAAATTCTGAAAATAAAATGTCATCTGTTCCTAAAATATCTTGCTACATTTCAGGATTAGAAATGGATTCTACTCGGTTAGCAGATGCTAGTTTTGTTAGTAAATTAAACATACGAGAAAGAGCGTGGGAAGAAGTTGACGGAGAGATTGAATATCAGAATTATCAAGGTGGCGGATATACCGTTGAAAGATTGATGCCAACTCCTTTTAAACTAAGCATGAAGACTGATATATGGACTTCGAGCACTGATCAAAAATTACAATTAACAGAACAAATTTTAGTATTGTTTAATCCTAGTTTAGAAATACAAACAACAGACAATTATATTGATTGGACTAGTTTAAGCGTGATTGATTTAGCATCAATTAATTTTACATCAAGGTCTATTCCTGTAGGAACTGAATCTGAAATTGATATATGTAGTTTAGAATTTAAGATGCCCATCTATATAAGCCCGCCAGCAAAAGTTAAGAAGCTTGGTGTTGTTAGAAATCTAATTATGAATGTATTTGGCGAAACCGGTGATGTTCTATCATTAGACGATTTAATTTATAATGACAGCGTTAGCGGAGGCAGAGATTCAGGTGGGGCTAATGTTAGATTGCCAGTGGTCAAAGGTGATTATAGAGTATTGCTGTTAAAAAGTAACAACGGTCAGGCAGGAGATTATGATCTGTCAATAGTTAATCCTAATGAAGTAGTTGCTACTGCTGGGCTGTTACCTCCATCTAAACTTGGAGAGCGATTAGATTGGGCTAAAGTGTTAGATTTATATGGAGGTTATATTCCTCAAATTAGCAAAGTATATTTCTTACAACCAGACGGAACCGAAATAGGCGGAACGTTTATTATCAATGAACTAGATCCAACATTAATGTTAGTTTCAATTGATGAAA